TTTTGCTGCCGGTGCAGTTTCTTGACGACACGCTCGAAGGTCGGGGTGACGAGGATGCGCATCAGCCGAACCGGTACTCACCTGCGGGCTCTTCCTGGTCGGCGATCAGGATGTCGCGGATCACGCTAAAGGGCAGATCGGGGTTTTCGGCGGCGATTTTGCCGATTTGAGACCAGTACTCGATTTGCTTGGGCACCGATCGATGCTCGATGGCGCCGTAGCGCTTGGCGGTCTCTACCAGGGCTTCTGGCAACTTGACGTTGACGGCCATACGAGGCTCCTTAATGAGGGGTCATTATGGCACAGAAAGGACCAAAACGGACCTTTGATGCCGGCCAACCATATAGCCACGACGACGGCGTAGTGGACCCCCGGAGAGAAAGCCAAGCGAATGACGAGACGAGAGCCTCCAGAAGATTGATGACGATGGGTATTTCGATTCGCGCCTACGCACGCCACCGCGGCGTGTCGGATGCGGCGGTGCGTAAAGCGATCTCTGCCGGGCGGATCACGCCGGAATCAGATGGCACGATCAGTCCGGAGCTTGCCGACGAGGAGTGGGCAAGAAACACCCAGGCGCCCCGGCAGGGGACCCAACAGAGGGCGGTCCGAGTGCGGGGGCCAGACGCTCCAGGGCCCGGGCAGGAGGGGGCGGGCGCGCTACCTTCGGGCGGCACCTCGCTTCTTCAGGCACGTACGGTCAACGAGGTAGTCAAGGCTCAGACCAACAAGGTGCGGCTGGCTCGCCTTCGTGGCGAACTCGTCGATCGCTCGCAGGCGATCGCGCATGTATTCAAGCTCGCTCGAACCGAGCGCGATGCGTGGCTCAACTGGCCCGCGCGAATCTCTGCGCAAATGGCCGCACGGCTCGCGGTCGATCCGCACGCCCTGCACGTGGCGCTCGAGTCGGCGGTTCGAGAGCATCTGCAGGAGCTGGGCGAGCTACGCCCGCGCGTTGAATGATCTCGGAGTCTGATTACGAGGGCGCCTCTGAGATTGAGCGAGCCTGGCGCGAGGGGCTCACACCCGATCCCCTGCTATCAGTGTCCGAGTGGTCGGACCGGCATCGGATTCTGTCGAGCAAGGCCTCTGCCGAGCCTGGCCGCTGGCGAACGAGTCGAACGCCCTATCTGAAGGCGATCATGGATTGCCTGTCGCCGACCTCACCGGTTGAGCGCGTGGTGTTCATGAAGGCGGCCCAGCTTGGCGCAACCGAGATGGGGTCCAACTGGATCGGATACGTGATTCATCACGCGCCCGGTCCGATGATGGCGGTGTGGCCAACGGTGGAGATGGCCAAACGTAACTCCAAACAGCGGATCGATCCGCTGATCGAAGAGTCTGCAGCGTTGTCCGAGCTGATTGCTCCGGCGCGTGCGCGGGACTCGGGGAATACGATCCTCGCCAAGGAGTTTCGAGGCGGGGTCCTAGTGATGACTGGTGCAAATAGCGCGGTGGGGCTGCGCTCGATGCCCGTCCGATACCTCTTTCTCGATGAGGTGGATGGCTATCCGCTGGACGTCGAGGGGGAGGGCGATGCGATTTCGCTTGCCGAGGCGCGGACGCGGACCTTCGCGAGGCGCAAGATTTTTATGGTGTCGACGCCCACGATATCGGGGGCGAGCGCGATCGAGCGCGAGTATGAGGCGAGCGACCAGGGCCGCTACTTCGTCCCGTGCCCTCACTGCTCGCACCGACAGTGGTTGCGGTTCGAGCAGTTGCGCTGGGAGAAGGGCCAACCTGAGACCGCGGCTTATGTCTGCGAGTCATGCGACACCCCTATCGCCGAGCATCACAAGACCTGGATGCTCGAGCATGGTGAGTGGCGGGCGATGCTCACCGAGCAGAACACGAGAACGGCGGGCTTTCACCTTTCTTCGCTCTACAGCCCCGTGGGCTGGCGAAGCTGGCGCGAGATCGCTGCCGCCTGGGAGAGTGCTGTCAGCAAGGAATCGGGATCGGCCGCGGCTATCAAGACCTTCAAGAACACCGAGCTCGGCGAGACTTGGGTGGAAGAAGGCGAGGCCCCGGACTGGCAGCGACTGCTGGAGCGGCGGGAGGACTACCCGCTCGGTACCGTTCCCGCCGGGGCGCTCCTTCTGGTTGGTGCGGCTGACGTCCAGAAGGATCGGATCGAAGCCTCGGTCTGGGCGTTTGGGCGCGGGAAGGAATCCTGGCTCATCGAACACCGGGTGCTGATGGGTGACACCGCACGCGATGCGGTGTGGAAGCGTCTGGGTGAACTGATCGTAGAGACGTGGACGCATGAATGCGGCGCCTCAATGCCACTTGCGAGATTCGCGGTCGACACTGGGTTTGCGACGCAGGAGGCCTATGCCTTCGTGCGGGGCTGTCGTGATCCGCGGGTGATGGCTGTAAAAGGCGTATCGCGTGGAGCAGCGCTCATCGGCACACCCACGGCGATCGATGTATCGCAGGGGGGGCGAAAGCTCCGCCGTGGGATCAAGGTATTCGCGGTGACCGTGGGTATCGCGAAGCTGGAGTTCTACAACAACCTTCGAAAGACGGCCGATGTCGATGAGGATGGCGTGACCATCCGCTACCCGGCGGGCTACATCCACCTGCCGAAGATCGATTCGGAGTTCATTCAGCAACTGTGCGCGGAGCAACTGATCACGCGACGCGATCGCAACGGCTTTCCGGTGCGCGAATGGCAGAAGATGCGTGAACGAAATGAGGCGCTCGACTGCTACGTGTACGCACGGGCAGCGGCGTCTGCAGCGGGCCTCGATCGCTTCGAGGATCGGCACTGGTCGGAACTGGAGCGGCAACTGGGCGTAGCGACAGCGACGGACACCGCGATGTCTCAGGGCGCCGCCGACGGCAGCGATCAGCGGCGGAATACCGCCGCGCGAGGGGTGCAAAGCCGAACGACTGCTCGCCGTGTTGTCCGCAGTCGCTGGATGAACTGACAACCCGCCACGGAATCACTGGGAATCATGACCACCTACACCGCCGATCATCTGCAGGCGCTTCGGGACGCGCTCGCAAGCGGCGAGCACCGGGTGAGTTACGAAGGCAAGAGCGTGGAATATCGCAGCGTTGCCGACCTAAAGGCCGCGATCGCCGAGGTCGAATCTGCGATTGCGCGTGATGCCGGGCGCATCAAGGTGCGGCAGATCCGCGTCACCACCTCGAAGGGTTTCTGATGGGTTGGATGAGCTCGATCCGCAGACGCCTGCTCGGAAGTACGCCCGTTCACGAAGTGGCGGGAACCGGCCGTCGAGCCCGGGCCTGGTCCCCTGGCAATCCGGGTGCAGTCTCGGCACTTGCCATGGCGCAGGATGCACTCCGGGCGCGCAGTCGTGACCTGGTCAGGCGCAATGCGTGGGCGGCCTCCGGGCTTGATGCCTTTGTGGCAAATGCGGTGGGTACCGGGATCAAGCCGCAGAGCATGGTCCAAGAAGCTCGTACGCGAGAAGCCATCCATAGCCTCTGGTGGGATTGGTGCGAGGAGGCCGATGCGGCGGGGCTCACTGACTTCTACGGCCTTCAGGCGCTCGCTACGCGCGCGATGCTGGAGGGGGGCGAGGCGCTGATTCGGCTTCGCTACCGTCGGATCGAGGACGGTCTTCCCGTAGCGCTACAGATTCAGGTACTGGAGGCGGAGCATCTGCCCACTACGTTGAACCGGGACCTTCCGGATGGCAACGTAATCCGGGCCGGAATCGAATTTGATCGACTGGGACGGCGCGTGGCCTACCACCTGTACCGTGTTCACCCCAATGACCTGGGGCTTGCGCCGATGTCGAGCGGGGCAGGGTTGACCACCGTTCGGGTCGATGCCGCGGAGATCGTTCACCTCTTCCGTCCACTTCGGCCAGGTCAGATTCGGGGCGAGCCCTGGCTCGCACGGGCGCTCGTAAAACTCGATGAACTGGACCAGTACGACGACGCAGAACTCGTTCGCAAGAAAACCGCGGCAATGTTTGCAGGTTTTATCACACGCGTTGCGCCTGAGGATTCACTCCTAAACGAGTCCGGTGGCGGTGCTGATGGGGTAGCCCTTTCGGGCCTTGAGCCCGGAACGCTTCAGATCCTGGAGCCGGGCGAAGACATCAAGTTCTCGGCCCCGGCGGACGTGGGAAGCGCTTACTCGGAGTTCATGCGCCAGCAGTTTCGGGCGGTGGCTGCAGCGATGGGGGTCACCTACGAGATGCTCACCGGCGATCTCACACAGGTGAACTACTCCTCCATCCGAGCGGGGTTGCTCGAGTTTCGAAGACGCTGCGAATCGCTTCAGCACGGGGTACTCGTGCATCAGATGTGTCGGCCCATCTGGCGTGCCTGGATGGACCAGGCTGTCCTCCAGGGCGCCCTTAATCTTGCCGACTACGGGGCACGGCGCCGCGAGTATCAGGCTGCGAAGTGGATCGCGCAGGGATGGAAGTGGGTCGATCCGCAGAAAGAGTTTGCGGCGATGAAGCTTGCAATCCGAGCAGGGCTCATGAGCCGCTCGGAAGCGATTTCCGGGAACGGTTACGACGCGGAGGATGTGGATCGGGAGATTGCTGCCGACAATCGACGAGCTGACGAACTCGGGATCATGTTCGATTCCGATCCCCGGCACGACAAGGGGGCGACCGCAGCGGAGGCTGCGCTACCCCCAGAAAACGCCGCTTCGGTCCTGGTCGACCAGGGTCAGTAAGCGCTCAAAGTTTCGAGTCGGGGCCGCGAGGTCGAACCGACGCCACTGACCGTGCTGGTTCGCGCAGTCAAGGGTCCACTGATCGCGGGACGCTGTGTAGCGAAACCGCGCGATCGGAATCGCGATCCACTTTGAAGGTTTGGCAAAGGCGGGCCGCTCCTCGATGAGCGTGACCTCCGACGGCCCCATGTCCCACGTGAGCCGGACCTGATGACGCATTTCCGGTGGTACGCGAGCTTCGCAGAGCGCTGAGAGCAGCGTCTCAACGCGCCGCGCAGTGAGTTCGGGAATCGCCACGGCGTGAACGGATGACTTCAACGAATACCTTGGAGATGAGGATGCTACCGCACCTCGCAACGCGGCTCTTTGGCGTGCCGCTTCTGATTCATCGACCGAAGCTGGAATTGATTTTGGGCGTCCTAGGTGACCGGCTCGGGGTGTCGGCCACATCAATCGCCCCAATTGCTGCGATCGACCCAAGGTTTCCTACCGATCGCCTCAGTGCGGTGGCGGATCGCGGCATAGCGGTGATCCCGGTCTACGGATCGCTGGTCAAGCGTGCGCTGGCGGTAGAGGCTGCATCCGGCCTGACAGCCTATGGGCAGATTGCGCTTGAGCTTCAGCGTGCCCTCGACGACCCGTCGGTTCGCGGCGTGCTTCTGGACATCGACTCACCAGGTGGCGAGGCGGCAGGGAGTTTCGAACTTGCTCGCCGTGTGCGCGAAGCATGTGCCATCAAGCCGGTCTGGGCGATTGCCAACGATTCCGCGTTTTCAGCAGCGTATGCGATCGCCTGTGGCGCTGACCAGATTTTCATGACCGAGACCGCAGGCGTCGGATCGATCGGTGTGATCGCGATGCATCTCGATCAGTCGGTGCGCGATGCGCAGCAAGGCTATCGGTATACGGCGATCACCGCGGGCAGTCACAAGGATGACTTCTCGCCGCACGCGCCGCTCTCTGACCCCGCGCGCGGCGCTCTGCAGTCCGAAGTCGATCGGCTCTACGAGATGTTCGTCTCGCATGTCGCGCGAATGCGTGGGCTCGAACGCGATCGCGTGCGCGACACCGAGGCCGCGCTCTTCTTTGGCGAGCAGGCGCTTGCCGCCTGCCTTGCCGATGGCGTGGGGACCTTCGAGGAGGTCCACGCGCAGTTTGTGACCCACCTTTCCCGTCTGCGCCGCCTGTCGTCCCCGGCCCAGCTGGTCATCGCGTCCGGGACGACAACCTCAGTAAAGGAAATTGAGATGTCAGAAACCCAACCTGATCACCTGGCCGCAGACCCGGTGTCGGCAACGAACGCCAGGGGCGTTCAAGCCACTGCTGTGGTCGAACCCGCTTTCGAAGCCGCGGCCGCGCCTCACACCCCTGTTGATATTGCACCGCTAATCGCCCAGGCGCGCGCGGACGCCGCCCGAAGCGCGCAGGCAATCGCCGAGATGTGCCTGATCGCAGGCTGCCCAGAGCGTGCGGCCGAATTCATCGCAGCCGGTGCACCGGAAGGCGCGGTCCGAAAAGCGCTGATCGATGCGAGGGCCCAGAAATCCGCCGAGCAGGTGATCCGCTCGAGCATCGAACCCGCGGCGGGTACGCAGACGCAGCCTAGTCGGCCTGAAGACTCACCGGTAGTCGCCGCCGTCAAGAAACTTGTTCATAAGGAGTAATGCAATGTCCAGCCTTCTAGAGCCTCGCAACCTGGGCGACCTGCTGAAGTACGAGGCGCCCAACTTCTATTCCCGAGACGTGGTGACGGTCGCCACCGGACAGACGCTCGCGCTCGGTGCCGTGGTGGGTCGCAAGACCGCAGACGGTAAGCACTACGCAATCGACCCCCAGGCTACGGATGGCACCGAAGTCGCAGTCGGCGTGCTGGCAAACGATGTGGACGCAAGCACTGGCGATCGCACCGACGCGATTCTGATTGCGCGCCACGCCATCGTGGCCCGCTCGGCACTGGTCTGGCCCACCGGCACCACGACTGCCGAGCGTACCCAGGCCGAGAGCGAACTGGTTGCAGCCGGCGTCATCGTGCGCCAGGCCGCCTGATCCCTATTCGATTCCGTCCAAGCACGTGTCACAGCCTCATTCTTCATACGGAGTTTCTCCATGCAGAACCCTTTTCAGAATCCCGGATTCTCGATGGCAAGCCTCACGGCCGCCATCAACCTGATCCCCAACCGCTATGGGCGCCTCGAGGCGCTGAACCTGTTTCCAGCCAAACCGGTCCGCACCCGCTCGGTGCTGGTCGAAGAGCGAAACGGTACGCTCACCTTGCTTCCGACACTGCCCCCCGGGAGCCCTGCCACGGTCAATGCGCGTGATCGCCGTAAGCTCCATGCGTTTGTGGTGCCGCACGTGCCGCTCGAAGACGTCGTCCTCCCTGAGGAAGTCCAGGGAGTTCGCGCGTTTGGGTCGGAATCGCAGACCGAGACCGTGGCGAACGTCATGGCGCAGCACCTGGAGTCGATGCGAAACAAGCACGCGATTACGCTTGAGCACCTCCGGATGGGGGCACTCAAGGGCGTGATTCTCGACGCGGACGGTACCGTGGTGCATAACCTCTACACCGCCTTTGCGATTACGCCCACGACCATCAACTTTCAGCTCACGACGGAAGCCACCAACGTTCGCAACAAGTGCACCGAGGTGATGGCCCACATCGAGGAGAACCTCCGCGGTGAATTCATGAGCGGGGTGCGTGTTCTCTGCTCGCCCGAGTTCTTTGCGAAACTGGTCGCACACTCCAAGGTGGAAAAAGCCTACGAGAACTATGCGCAAGGCGCGATGCTTCGCGATGATGTGCGAAGCGGCTTTTCGTTCGGCGGTATCGTCTTCGAAGAGTACCGGGGCCAGGCGACCACGATGGATGGTTCGGTGCAGCGCTTCATCGCCGCAGGCGAGGCGCACGCGTTTCCGATGGGAACTGTCGATACGTTCGCGACCTACTTCGCGCCCGCCGACTTCAACGACACGGTCAATACGCTCGGCCAACCCATGTACGCGAAGCAGGAGCCGCGTAAATTCGACCGTGGCACCGATTTGCACACGCAAAGCAACCCGCTTCCGATGTGCCACCGGCCGGGTGTTCTTGTCAAACTTCTGATGGCCTGATGGTAGCGGTGAGCCTGATGGGCTTGATGGAACGGCTTTATCGGGCCGCCCGGCGCTCCAAGCTCCTGGTCATGGCGCAGTTCAATGGCCAGAGCGTGGCGGTGGGCTTTACTGCCCCGGATGAGGGCGTACTGGACGGGCTTGTTCGGTCAACGGACTACACGATCCGCTATCCGACTTCCGAACTTCCTGCCCTCGCACCCGGTCACACGCTCACGATCGAAGGCATTGCATACACCGTGCGCGATGTTCGAGCCGTGGGGGATGGCACCGAGCGGATCGCAAGCCTCTCGCGCGTCTAACCCGATCTCGCATGAATTCCATCCGGGAGCGCATCGTACGCGCGGTGCTCGCACGCCTTTCGGCAGGGGTGGCTCCGGTCCCAGTACTTCGATCGCCAGTGCTGCCAGTCGGGCGCGACGATAGCCCTGCGCTCCTCGTTTTCGCCGAGGGCGACACGATCACGGCTTACGCCAACAACCTGGTCGAACGCCTACTCAGTCTCAGGCTGGTCGCGGTCGGACGCGGTGATACCGGCTTCGATCAGGCGGACCTCCTGATCGTGGGCGCTCATGCGGCATTGATGAGTGACGTGAACCTGGGTGGGCTTGCACTCGCCGTCCGCGAAGTGGACTGCGACTGGGATCAGGAGGATGCCGACGCCGGCGCCATCGCCGTGCCGGCCCGCTACGAAGTTCGCTACCGCACCCATGCCGCGGACCTTACCCGAACAGGATGACCCACGATGACACTGGAACTTCTCAAAGCCCACACCCACGCCGGTGTGCTGTACGCCCAGGGGGCGCGGTTAGACGTCGATTCGCTCACTGCCCGGTGGCTGATCGAGCACGGCGTTGCCCAGGCGCTCGCTGACAAAGCCCCGCGCAATCCCACTTCTTCGTCCTCTCAAGGAGAGTAAACATGTCGTATTTTTCCGGACAGGGGCGCGTCTATATCGGCGCCCGAGACAGTAATGGCAATCCGCAGGGATTGAGCTTCGTGGGGAACGTCCCCGAACTCAAGGTTTCGCTGTCGGTGGAGACCCTGGAGCATCAGGAGTCCACGAGCGGCCAGCGCCTGACCGATCTGCAGCTCATCAAGACGAAGAAAGGTGAGTTCTCCTGCACGCTCGAGGAACTCATCGCAGTCAATCTGTCGCTTGCACTCTACGGGTCCACGGTGGAGCAGACGAGTGGCTCAGTCACCGCAGAATCGCTTCCCAACCCGACGACCGTCGGCAGTCTCTACCTGCTCGCCAAACAGAACGTGTCGTCGGTTGTGGTGAAAGACTCGTCGGCTACGCCCAAGACGCTTCCCTCGTCCCAGTACAGCTTAAATGCCAAGCACGGCTCGCTGTCGATCACCAATAAGTCGACCGGTGGTCCTTATGTAGAGCCCTTCAAGATCGACTACGCCTACGGCACGGCGCAATCGACAGCGCTCTTCACCCAACCGCTTCCGGAGCGCTGGGTACGGTTCGAGGGCCTGAATACTGCGGATAGCAACCGTGAGGTGGTGATCGATCTCTACCGGGTCGCGATCAATCCCGCCAAGGAGCTTTCCATCATCACCGATGAGCTCCTCAAATTCGAGCTCTCCGGGCAGGTGCTGGCCGACACGCTCAAGCCCGCAGCGGGCGACCTCGGCCAGTTCGGCCGCATCGTTCTTCTCTAACGCGCCTCTATGAGTACGACTGATCTGGAGGTACTGGTCCCGCAATCGCGGGTGCTTGAGGTCGCCGGGCGCCGCCTGGCGATCAGCCCGCTCGTCGTGGGCGAGCTCCCCGGGATGTTGAAAGCGGTGCGTCCCTTTGCTGAGCATCTCAACGCAGCCCCCGACTGGCTTGCGCTTCTGTGTGACCACGGGGAAGCGCTGCTCGAGGCGCTTGCGATCGCCTCTCGGACCCCTCGGGAGTGGGTCGACAGTCTGCCGCTGGATGATGCGATTACGGTGGCGAGCGTCGTGTTCGAGGTGAACACGGATTTTTTCGTGAGTCGGGTGGCGCCCAAAGTGGGCGATCTGGCCCGGAGTCTCAGCGGCCGACTGCCTGGGTCGACGCCGCCGCCCGGCTGATTCGCGCGGGTCACCGCCACACCGATTTACTGGGCTACACGCTTGCGCAGGTCAAGGCTTATCTCGTAGCCGACGCGCGGCTTGAGCGTGAGGCACTTTCCAATCAACTGACGGTGATGACGA